GTGCTGTTCTCCTCGTCAGCCATCGCGGCCGACTCCTTCCAATCGCCCCGCCCTCGCGGCAGGGGACGTCTTATGCGGCTAGACGATGTAGCCGTAGCGGCGCAGCAACCGCAGCTCCTCGGCGCGGTCATCGGAGATCCGGAAGATCTCCTCAGGCATGAGCCGCGGTGTGGACGTCGAGCGGTAGTAGCGCATCGACGTCGCCTCTCCGTACCGCTGCCCGGCAAAGCGGGCCATGCGGTCTCCGGCCCTGTCCCGGCTACGGCCATAGACCGCCCGCCGGGTAGCGCCCTCGTGCGTGACCTGCAGACGCCGGCCGTAGACGTGCGCCACGTCCATCCCGCGGCGTGCGTTGACGACCTGCCCTACGTCCGCGCCCGAGCTGATCGCCCGCGCGCCCGCGACCGTGAACGTCCGCCTCTGTTCCCGTTCCGGCATGCGGTCGAACAGCTGCTGCGGAGTCGGCACGTGCCGCCACTCGGCCTCCCGCAGAGGCAGCGTCTGGCAATCGCAGTTCGGATGCCTCAGGAAGCCCTCAGAGCGGCTATACATCTGGCCCGACAGGATGATGCAGCGCGCGCACGCCGGCAGCTGCACGACCCGCATGTAGGCCACACAGTTCGGATGGACAGCCATCGCGACCTGGTCCGCAGAGCGAGCCGAGTCCGAGATTGATGTCGACGCGTAACGGGCCATGTCCGCCAAGCCGCCGATCATCGCCTCCTCCGGCGTAAAGCCCGCCGCCAGACGGCGCCGCACACCGATCGCCGGCAGAAACAGCAGCGTCTCCAGCGGCCCGCCGTCAGGGGCGATCCCAGCGAACATGCCAGCCACGAGGGTGGCCTCCGCGAGCGCCGACCCGCCCTGCGCGGCCATCTGTGCGGCGATGTACGCCTGCGCCGCATCCGCTACCGACATCTGCCCCTCGACGACGGCATCGGTGATCGCCGCTCCCGCCTCCCCGAACAGGTCCTCCTCGATCGAGGCAGCGGACAAGCCTTGCCAGATCTGCTGGATCCGCTCGATGATCGCCCGGATCGTCGACGTCACCTGCTCGTAGCGGCTCCGGCCCAGTTCAGTCGGCGTCGCCATCGCTGTCGGCCTCCGTCACCGGCGCCTCCGGCTTCGGCCCGAACTGGCTCGCCACGTCACCGCCGAGGATTCGCGCCGCCTGCTGGTCCGCCAGCTCGCGCCACTTCGCAATCTCCATCTGCGACGCGCCCCAGCGTTCCCACAGGGCCTCCCGCGGAACCCCGAGCGTCGACATCTTCACCAGCGCGTCAACAAGTTCGCCCTCGGTACGGAACTCTGGGTTGTGCCAGATCACCTCGAGCGCCGAAAGGTCCCGGGTATCGCCCGCGGCCTGCAGCGCCAGGCGCGCAACCTCTTCGATCCCCTCACCGAGGGGGCGCTGCCGCTGCCGCACCTTCGCCACGAGACCGGACTCCGTCGCCTTGAGCGTCTCGCCGTTGACGTTGGACAGCTTTCCCAGCAGGTACTGGGCCGGGGTGCGGGTCCGTGCGGCCATGTGCTGCACGTCCGACTCCACCGAATCGAGGTACGGCCGCAGGTCCGTCGCCTGGAACTCGCCGACCTTGACGTTCTCGTCCTCGATCACCCACAGCCGGTCCACTGCTGCCTTGAACGGCTCGACCGGCTGCCCGTTGTCATCAACCGGCACCTCGTAGCCAGTCATCCACCGCTGCCGGAACGCAGAGAACTCCTGCGCCATCATCCGGTCGATCAGCGTCTTGTTGATCCGATCCTGGTCGTCGAGGACGTCCTCAATCTCCGAATGCGCCTCGCCCAGCAGATCCGGGCGATTCGGGATCTCCACCAGCGGCACCACATCGAGCGGGTTCCGCGCCGGCCACTCCTCGCCCCGCACCTCGCGCGGGTCCCACTGCGGCGGCCCCGCCATGCCCGCCTGCTGCGGCGGTGCCCGGAACTTGAAGAGCAGACCGTCGACGAAGAGCGTGGTCCAGATGTCCCCGGTCCAATCATCCGTGAACGTCTTCAGCCCGGCCCGCCGCTTGCGGCGGCTCCCCGACTCGTATGCCACGATCGCCTGCGTGGCATCCTCCGCCGTGATCAGCGGTGTTGACTCATCGTCCGGGTTCGGCGCGACCAGCGCGAACGAGCGTCCCACCTTCACGGCCTCCGTCAACTGCAAGTCCGAATCCGCGTCCATGGCGTTGGCCTGCCAGATCCGCCACAGCTCCTCGTCTCCGACCTCCGCCTTACCCAGCCGGAACCCGTCGACTTGCAACCGCTCCGCCGTCGCATCCACAACCAGACCCACGTAATTGGATCGAGCCTGCTTCAGCAGCCGCTGGAACCCCGAGCGGGCCTTCTCCTGGATCATCGGGAGCGGGTGGTCGCCCGAGTAGTACTGGCGCATCAGGTCCACGTACTTGCGGCGTTCGACGAGTTCCTTCCACAGCCGGTCCACCCACCACAGCGGCTCACCCGGCTTGGGCTTCTGCAAGGGGGCCATAAGCACCCCCTCGCGTCAGAATCCGACCGCCACCCGAGACTTCGCCTTCGGCCTGCGCAGATAGCCGTCCAGGCCCATCACCGTCGCCGCGATCCCGTCGATGCGGGCCTGGGACTTCTTCCGGTCCGGCTTCGTGGGCCGGTAGTTGTCGTTGCCGTCCGCGATCGTCTCCACGCAGCCAGCCATCCACCGCAGGATCGGATGACCGCCGTGCAGGAACCGCTGCTCCAGTAGCAGCCTGTCCAGCTCCTTACAGGCCGGCGACAGGCCGAGGAACGTCTGACTGATCGGCGTCACCTTCACGCCGCGCTTCGTCTCGCGGTCCACGTTCTGTACCAGTTGCCCGGCGAACATGCGGTCGTAGCCGATCCACTGCACGTCGTAGTGCTGGCAGTCCGCGAGCACTTGCTTTTCGATCGTGTCGTAGTCGATCGCGTCGCCCTCGGTCAGCTTCAGGAAGCCCTCGCGGGCCCACTGTGCGAGCGGTACCTGAAGCTGCCGCTGCAGCTCCTCCAGCCGCTCCGACGGCAGCCAGAACCGGGACACCAGCTCAATCTCGACGCCCGGCTGCTTCGACTCCACCGCCAGCACCCAGGCACTCAGGTCCGACACCGCGGACAGGTCCAGCCCGCCCCACGCCCGGCGGCCCTTCAGCGCCGCCTCGTCGACCATTCCAGCCACCCGATCCCACGATCGGACGTCGATCCAGCGGGTCGACGCCTTCTCACGGATGTTCAGCGACAGCCGCAGGAACGTCGGGAAATACGACGGCGTGGCCTGCGCCTTGTTTGCCTCGCGCCGCAGGTACGCCAGCGTCGGGCTGACGCCGAGGCCGGGGTTCGCGCGGCGCCACGTCTTCTCGTCGAACGGGTCGTCTGCCTCGTCCGCCGCCCAGATCACCCCGTAGTGCGCCGGGTCCTGGACGACGTTCTCGGCGACCTTGCGGGTGTAGCTGTGCTTCTCGTCGTAGATCGAGCCCTCTTGCGCGTCGTCCGCCGTCGTGATGAACACAATCAGCGGCTGGTCGCGCGCGCCCGTGCCCGTCTCGATGGCATCGATCAGGTCCCTCGACTTGTGCACATGGACCTCGTCGATCACGGCACCCGAGACGTTCAGGCCATGCGCCGTCTCCGCGATCCGCGACAGAGCCCGGAACACGCCGCCCGTCCGCGGCACCCGGATCACCGAGGTCAGCACCTCGGCGCGGCCCTTCACCGCCTTCGAGGTCTGCGCCATCCGCTTCGCGTCGTCGAACACGCGCTTCGCCTGCTCCAGCGAGCCGGCCGCCGCATACACCTCGGCGCCGATCTCCCGATCCGCCAGCAGCAGCGCCAGACCGATCCCCGACGACAATGTCGACTTGCCGTTCTTGCGGGGCACCTCGATCCACACCGCGCGGACCACGCGCACGTCCCGCTCAAGCTCCGGGTCGTGCCACAGCCACCCGAACACCGGCGCGATCACCCACACGAACTGCCACGGCGCCAACTTCAGCGGCGTACCGCCCCAGCGGCCCTTCGTATGCCGGAACGACTCGATCGCGGCCTTCGCCCGCCGGGCCGCCGTCACATCGAACCAGGCCCCAGGCTGCTCCGGCATCTGGAACGCCGACACCAGCGGTCGCGACAGCAGCGCGTCCGCGATCTCCTCGTCCGTCAGCCCCAGCTCGTGCAGCGCCGCCCGCGGAACCGGCAGCCCCTCCGCACAGTCCTCGACCGACAGTTGCTCAGTCGAACGGATCGTCTTCGTCGCCATCTTCGCCACCCTCCGGCGGCGTCAGCCGGCCGCGAGCAGACGGCGACAGCCCGAGCTCCCCGATGTAGGCCTTCAGCTGGGTCCGGTACTGGCCCGCCACCGTGGTCGCGCCGTTCTTCATCCAGCCGCGCTCGCCCTGGATCAAGAGACCCTGCGACGAGATCTGCCGCTCGCACTGGTCGATCCTGGCAACGCAGATGCAGTAGTCCATGACCGTCTGCGTGTCGACCGCCGCAAGGCCGGCCGTGTACTTGAGCACCGGCACGACCCGCCGCCACTCGCGGCGTGCAATCTCCCGGCAGCGGGCGTTGATCTGCCGCTGCTGGTCGTCGCCTCGCACCGCCGGGAACGTGTCGAGCCAATTCGGCTCCTCCAGCTCCGACGGTGGAAGCTTCACGCCCTCACGGACCGGCCGCTTGCCCGGGTTGCCCTCACGGACCACCTGGAGCGGCGGCTTCGGTCGCGGCCCCGAGACCGCCACGAGACCACCCCCGCCCGTCATGTCCGATTCACCCGATCCGCGCAATCGCTCTGACCTGCGCCGCCACGAGATTCCCTCCCCCGCGGTCCCGTGTGCGCGCGCGGGCGGGTGCGCCCCCACCCGGGTGCGCGCGTGCGCGCGCGAGGATCTTGAAACGATCACTTCGAATCGATCTTCGCGGAGATCATCCGCCGCGCCGCCGAGACCGCGCTGCCCTCTTCGCCATCCGCGACCGATCGGCCTTCGTCTGCCCGGCATTGGCGATCCTGGCGGCCCGAGCCTTGCCGAGTCGGCCCTTGAGTGCTTCGTAGACCTTCCCTCGGCCAGCCACGATGCCTCGGATGCGTCCGCCCTTGCCCTTGGGCATGCCCATCACCTCGCCCGTGGCATGGTCACCGTCGCTGCTCTGCTGCCCAGCCTCCGGGCTGGTGGCGTGCGGTCTCCCTGCTGTGGCAGGGCTTGCACAGTCCACGTCCGTACTGTGGATCGTTGGCGTCCAGGCCCTCAGCCTCTAGCTGCTGCCGTGAGCGTGGCCAGTGGTCTGCCTCGGTGGCGGGCGCTCTGCGGCACAGCACGCACACGGGCTGGGCATCCAGCACGCGACGGCGGAAGCGGTCCTCATGCCTTGCCGTGTAACCCCTCTGCCGTGCCCCGCCCCGGGCCCGTGTGTCCCTGCCGTGGATCGGGCAGGGCTTGGTCTGGTCACAGCCTGGCCGTGAGCAGGGAGGCTTAAGCCGTGAGGGCATCATGACCTCCTGCCGTACACCGTCCGCCCTGCTGGCCAGGGGGGGGTTAGATCCGGATGACCCGGATGGTGAGCTCGGCGTTGTCGACGTTGAAGCCGAGCGGGTTGCCGTAGTCGTTGGGCGGGAAGGGACCGAAAACCTGCGTCTCCCCGGCGGGGATGGTCTCGGATCGCACGGGTGCGGTGAGTCCATCAACGGACACCGTGGTCTGGAAAGTGATGGTGCGGGACGAGGCGCCAGTGTTCTCGACGAGGAGGACGACGCGCCCGTCGTTGGCCGTCGAGTTGCCGTTGGCGACGTCGCCTGCTGCGGCGGCCGGGAGGACCGTGCCGGAGCGGGA